ACCTAACCCGAAACGTCTGGATGCAATCCTCGATGATATGCACGAACGAATGTCGGCCCGCCTCGGCGTGAACACCCGCCAGAACCCACAGTCTTTGCTGAATCACCTGCTGACCAATGTAGCAGATGAAATCGCAGAGCTGTGGGAATTTGGCGTGGATGTGTATCACTCGGAGTACGTTTCCAGCGCGACCGGAGTGAGCCTTGACTATGCAGCGCAGTTCGGCGGCTCCACGCGCGGAATGGCTGCAAAGTCCTACTACAGCATCCTCTGTACCGGCGTGGACGGCACGACTATTCCGGCCGGGACGTCGATTGCATCCGACACCAGCCCGGCCACGAACCTTGTTTCCAGCGCAGACGCAGAGATCACGAGAGCATCCTTTAACAAGGCCACCGTTATCCTCGCGTCCCCGGAGGCAAAAACAGCCCTTGGGGTGGCTCTTAACGGAAACCTATACACCATTACCCCTGATGTCAAAAAAGGCTCCAGTGAAGCCCTAGAGGCGCTGGGGACGGCCATTACCGATAAGGACTTCCATGTCACGGTCATAAATGACACCATCGTGATCGAAGCCGTGGATGAAACCAGCTCCAACACGCTGGTTCTGTCTGAGAATTTGACCACAGCGTCTGTCGGCAGCATCGTCACGTTTGAAACGGTGGATGCTGGGAATATCTTCATTCCGAACGGGGTCATCACGAAGATCGTAAAGGCCGTACCGGGCCTGAATGCCGTTTCCAATGTCGGCTCCTACATTGCGGGCCAGCTTGCAGAGAGCGACATCGAGTTCCGAAAGTCCTATACGAACAAAATCTACAACCGCTCGTCTGCCATGCTGGAAAGCATCAGGAGCGCTATCCTGAAGAATGTGCAGGGTGTAGTCAGTGTGGCCCCCTATGAGAACTGCACAAACGAAGTGGATTCTGCCGGCCGGTGGCCGCACAGCATCGAGGTCGTAGTCGAGGGCGGCGACGCAACGGAAATTGCCCAGCAAATCCTGAACACAAAGGCAGGCGGCATCAACACTTTCGGCAGTGTAGAAGCCACCCTGCACGGCGTTTATGGCGAGGACATCGTGATTCGCTTCAACCGCCCGACGTATATCAAGGTCTGGTTCCGTGTCGGAGTCACCCTGAGTCCGAACGTCAATCCTCCGGCCAACTACGCCGAACTTATCAAGGAGCAGATTCTGGAAAAGATGGCCGGGCTTGAGGCGGGCGAAAACGTCATCCCGCAGAAGTTCAACTTGCAGGTGTCCGGCATCGACTACATCGACGTGTGGCTGTACGTAACGCCGAATGACGGAGATATGCCGGGCGGCAGTTACAATCAGCGCAGCGTGTCCATCTCGGCGCGGGAACGGGCCGTCACCGACGAGAACCGAATCGAGGTGGTCATTGATGGTTGATTATGTCCAGAAACTCCGGGATGATCTTGTAGAGCAGTTCAAGGGCAAGCCGGTCATCGACGCGCTCATGGAGGCCGTTGGTGATGAGCTGAACGAGGTTCGACAGTTCTACGAAGACCTGTGCGACAAGCGGAATATCCAGACCGCAGTTGGGAAGCAGCTTGATGGCATCGGAGACAATGCGGTTCTGACCCGCCTTGAAGCCGGTGCTTTGGCCTGCGCCAAAGAATCTGTGTATGTACTGGATGATGATGCCTACAGGACGTACCTGATATACAAAATCTGGAAGAACACCAACCGCTGCACCTACTACGACATCATCCGGGCGTTCAAAATGTTCTGGGACAAGCCGCTGCATTACCGCGAGGACCCGGATGTTCCGGCCACCATGATTTTTGAAACCGACGCCCTGACGCCGGAGGATGATGTTTCCAAGCTGCTGAATGCACCCCTCATCAAGGCCGCAGGCGTGGCCATCATGGTGATTGCAAAGACTGAATCACCAGAAATGGTCGCAGATGTGCCGATGCAGGCCATTCTGGGGCGCGGCTATATGACCACGACCCTGCCGGAGATAGCAGTTGGCGAGGACTTTATCGACACCGTGCTGCCGGTCCCCGCAGCACAGAATATCACGCAGACGAAACTGCCCGAAATCGAGGAGGATAAGTTATGAGCTACTATGGCTTTGTTGTTACGGACAGCGGTCGAGAGCTGATTGCCAAGCTGGTTGCAGGGCAGCAGCTCCCGATCTCGAAGATTATGGTGGGAAGCGGAATCGTCCCGGATGATGTGAAGCCTGCATCCATGACCGCGCTGGTTGAGCCGGTCGCTGCGGGCACATCGACTGCGCCGGTCTATGATGGAGCCAGCGTCCGCATGATCGTTGAATACCGCTCTGACCTGAACGGTGGTCTTGACCACGGCTTCTGGCTCCGGGAGTTCGGCGTATTCGCCTTTGACCCGGACAAGGGCGAAGTCCTTATCTACTACGGAACGCTGGGCGATTATCCGCAGTACGTCAGCGCCGCCTCTGACACCGGCGTGGACGTCCGCCGCTTCCCGGTGTGCATCGTCATCGGCGAGGGGCTGGGCGTCACCGTAGACTATAAGTGCGAGGCATGGATGACGGCGGAGGACGTGGAGCAGTATTGCTCGGTCACGATGCTTCCCGCATTCCTCCGGGAAGCCCAGAAGCTCGTGGATGCCCACGATGAGGACGAAGAAGCCCACCACTCCATCCAGAACAGTATCTCCGACGTGTCCGCCCGTCTGGCTCTGCTGGAGCTGATGTTCAATACCTCCGTCACCGGGAACCCGTTCACGATTACGTTTGAGACGCTGGACGGCACGGTGGTGGAAGGTGTCTGGAACACCACGGCAAAAAGAATCGAGTTCTAATGAAACGAATGAACTTATCCCGTTCACCGCCGCTCAATTTGAAACAAAATTTTACGCCGGAAATTCAATAAAAGGAGGCCTTTTTTATGGCTTATGTAACCTTGGGTTCCAAAGCAGTCGGCAGCATCATCAAGCTGAAAGTAAATGGTTCTGCCAAAGATTTCATCGTCGTCCATCAGGGCAAGCCGTCCAGCGTCTATGACGATAGCTGCGCCGGAACGTGGCTTCTGATGCAGGACATCTACGAAAGCCGCCAGTGGGATAGCTCGAACACCAACGATTATGCCAACAGTACCATCCACTCTTACCTGAACGGCGTATTCCTGGGTCTGTTCGAGTCGAACATCAGGAATGCGATCAAACAGGTAAAGATTCCGTATCGCAAGGGCCACGGTACGTCCAAGACCGTCACCAGCGGCTCGAATGGCCTGTCTGCGAAGATCTTCCTGCTCAGTACGACCGAAACGAGTTTCAGCTACTCCTATATGCCGAGAGGCGAGGGTGCAGAGCTAGCCTATTTCAAGGGCTGTGCAGACAGTGATTCGGATTCCAAGCGTGTTGCCTATCTCAACGGTTCTGCCACCAGCTGGTGGCTCCGCTCTCCGGGCTGCAACATCACCTCCAACCGCGCGCTGGCGGTCGGCTCCGCTGGCACCAGTGGCGACACCAACTGCTCCAACTCGCGCGGCATTCGCCCCGCTTTGATTCTGCCCTCTTCTCTCTTGGTGTCTGACGATGGCGCGGTCTCGACTAACACCGCACCATCTACCCCGGGCAGCATCTCCGTTCCTTCGTCCATTATGGGCGGCACGAACATCTCGATCTCGTGGGCAAAAAGCTCTGATGCAGAAAGCAACCTCGCCGGCTACAAGGTAGAGCGTTCGACCAACGGCGGCAGCTCGTGGAGCCAGATTTATCAGGGTACTGCCACCAGCACCACGAACAATGTCGCCTTTGGCACTGCGTCCGTGATGTACCGCGTCAAGGCATACGACACCGAGGGTCTGGAGTCTGGCTGGCGCACCAGTTCGCAGGTAACGGTGGTCAACAACAACGCCCCGTCTGCGCCGCCGTCCATCGCGGTGCCGAATGATGTCAAGGGCGGCAGCACGCTGGTGATCTCGTGGACTGCGGCCAGCGACAGCGACGGAAATCTGACCGGCTACATTCTGGAGCGCAGCACCGATGGCGGCTCCGCCTACACGCAGGTGTACAAGGGCAACGCGCTGACCTACACCGACACCATCACCAAGGGCTGGTCCACCGTGATGTACCGTGTCAAGGCGTATGACAGCTATGACGCTCAGTCCGGCTACACCACGTCCACCAAGCGCACGGTCGATAACAACACCGCGCCGACCATCACGACCTCCAGCGCAGCCAACCTCGGCACGAAGTCCAGCGGCTTCACCGTCTCGTACTCCGTGGATGATGTGGATGCCAGCGACACCCTGACCGTGACCGAAAAGCTGGACGGCACGACCAAGCGCACCTACACCGCGACCCGCAAGACCACCAACAGCTTCGCCGTCACCGGTGAATATTTCCAGAAAATTACGAACGGCAGTCACACCATGACCGTTACCGTGACCGATGGCAAGGCCACCGTCACCAAGACGTTCGCCTTTACGAAGGCCGTCACCGCCGCCAACATCACGCTGGCGCAGCCGATGGAGGCGGATGCCCAGATCACGCTCTGCGCCATCACCGTCGGCGGTCTGATTCCCGCCGACGCTGTGTTCAAGGTGGAAGTCACGAACAACGGCAAGGACAGTTCGCCGGTATGGGAGGACGCCACCACCGAGGCCCGGAATGGCCGGAACCATTTGTTCACGAACCAGACTGCGACCAACGGCTTTGCATTCAATTTCCGCGTTACCGCAGAGCGCGGCGCAAGCGGCGAGAGCGGTTATATCGCTTCGATTCAGGGAGGTTTCCAGTAATGGGTTTGAAAAGAGTAAGAGTCGATTCTGTAGCCAAGTTGCAGAAGAAGAAAACGATGGCGGAATTGCAGGAGGAGAATGAAGCCCTGAAAACCAAAGTTTCTTCTCTGGAAACCAACCTCGTTAATACCCAGATGGCGCTGTGCGACGTGTACGAACAGCTCATCGCGGTCACATCCGCCGCAGATAAGGAGGCATAATCATGGCAGAAGTCTATGCAAACCTCATCCACCGGTGGCGGAAAACCATCGAGCAGGTGCCTGAGAACCTGCGGGAAGAAGTCAAGGCCATTCTCGCGGCGGACGGCAACGCATGAGCCGCCTGCGGGAATTTGCCTTAAAAATATTACTGAGAAAGGAGAAAGGCATCATGGCAGTCATCTATGCAACCCTCATTGTGAATGGCAAGAAGACTCTCGATCAGGTTCCGGCATTGATTCGGAAGCAAGTCGAGGAAATCCTGAAGGACCTCGAAGTCGAGGTCGAATGATCGCGGGGGAGTCGGGAAACCGGCTCCCCTCATTTTTGTAGGACGATTGAAAGGAGGTTCAGATGGACCAGCCTATCACGCGGGCCGAGCATGAAGAGTTCAAGCAAAGGCTCAAAGAAGAAAATTCCCGACAGGACAGGCGAATTGCTTTGCTGGAAGAAAGCGTGAGCAAGATGGGCACATTGTCCACATCGGTCGAAAAACTGGCCCTGAGCATGGAGAGCATGGTCAAGGAGCAGGAGAAGCAGGGGAAACGGCTGGAAACTCTGGAGAGCCGCGATGGAGAGTTGTGGCGTAATGCCGTCGGCTATGTGGTGACGGCCATCATCGGTGCTTTTCTCGGCTATGTGTTCACCCAAATCGGCTTTTAGGAGGTGTGTAAGTTGAGCATCATTACGTTCCTGCGCGGGGATAAGACCGCGCTCACCAAGAACTTTACCAAGTCCGAGTTCGAGTGTCCCTGCGGCTGCGGACAGCAGTCGGTGGACACGGAGCTGGCCGAAAAGCTCCAGCTCATCCGGGACAAGGTGAACCGCCCGCTGAGGATCACGTCTGGCTACCGCTGCATCACGCACAACGCCAGCAAGGCCGTGGGCGGAAGCCCGAACTCCAAGCACCGCTACGGCATGGCAGCGGACTGGAGGACGGAGAATCGGAGTATCAACCCTGTGGCACTGGGCATCCTTGCTCAAGCCGTGGGGTTCGGCGGCATCGGCATCTACTGGCACAGCCGTGGAGCCTTTGTCCACGCCGACACCCGTGGCACGAAAGCGACGTGGCTCTGCACCACGCCTGGAAAGTACCCCAGCACGACCTACAACAAGTTCGTGCTTCCCACCATCCGCCGGGGCTGCACCGGGGACGCGAACCGCAGTGCGACGATCATGCTCCAGAAGCTCCTGAAGCTGAAGGCCGACGGCATCTTCGGAGCAGAAACCGAGAAGGCGCTGGTGTATGCGCAGAAGCAGCACAGGCTGACTACGGACGGCATCTGCGGCCCTGCATCGTGGAAAGCGCTGTCTGGCGCTGATAAGTACCTGTGAGAGGAGATAAGACCTATGACGAATAGCAAAGTGTCCATCGCTACGCTGGCCCGTACGGCCGCTCTGGCGTTTGCTCTGGCAAATCAGGTTTCGAGTACCGCCGGGAAGCCCCTGCTGCCCATCGAAAGCTCGGAGGTCGAGCAGTTCGTGACCACCGGCCTGACCATTGCCACCAGCGTCGCTGCGTGGTGGAAGAACAACAGCTTTACCGCTGCCGCCATCGAAGGTGATAAGCGGATGAACAGCCTGAAGAATCAGGTTCACTGAATGAAAGGAGTAACCGAATATGAATGAGTTTACGAGAAGCCTGCTGTAGGTTGCCCTGCTGGTCTGCGTTCCCATCGTGACCGCCTGCATCCAGAAAGGCATTGCCGTGTTCATCGAGTTCATCGCGGCAAAGACCAACGACATCAAGGTGCAGCGCCTCGTCCGCGAAATCGGCAGTGCGGTGTCCGATGCCGTGGCCGCGATGAACCAGACCTACGTCAACGACCTGAAAGCTGCCAAGACGTTCAATGAGGCGGAGCAGAAGGAAGCCCTGATGCGGGCCGTGTCTGCCGCCCTGAAAAGCATGAGCAGCGACGCGCAGGACTACATCAAGAGTAACTTCGGCGATACGACCAAGTACCTCGAAAATCGTATTGAGGCTCAGATCGACGCCAACCACGTTGCCGCCAAGCAGGCTGCTGTCCAGAATACGCTTAATCTGGGCTGAGTCAGCGCAAAGTCAGCGTAAAATGATAATCCCCCTGTACCATGACCCGTAAAAAGGCTGGTGCAGGGGGATTTTTTTGTTTGCACGGAAATTCCGATGGAACAGCTCCACCAGAAAAATCAATTCTCAAAATAGCCAAATTTCGTTATGTAATTTTGACAAATCCTTCTCAGAAAGTCCCAGACATTTTCCAATACACTCTTACCCGTAACCAAAACGTAAATCCAGAGGCTCTTCAGAGGCTCCCAGCGGCTCGACATCAAACAGCCAGTGGATATAAAAAATATTTTGAAAAAATTAAAAAACAGATTGACTTACCAGTTAGGTAAGTTATAATGATACTAAGATAAATTACCAAAGAGGTAAGTTATCTACAATTACCGGCATCCGGCTGGTAAGTTGGAAGCACGAGCAGGAGGTGTAGCAAAATGAAAGGTGAGTGCAGTATGACAGCTCTGGAAGCCTCTCGTCTGATCGACTGGCTGAAAGCTCACGGTCATACGGACGCGGACGCGACGGAGTGCATTAAGTGCATTGCCGGAGTCCTCGACCCGCAGACCGAGGAGCCTAAGAAACAGTAAAGGCTAGGTCCCCCCACAAAGTTTGACAGCAACGTGGGAACCTAGCCGGTCGGAACGGGATGGGACCTGCCCCATCTCGTTTCGATTTTATCAGTATAGCAGGGGAAAGTCAAGAGGTTCATAGCTATGTTTGATTTGCGTGAGCATAAAGGCCTCATTCGCCGTTTGGTTTCCGAGGCAAACAAAAATGATGCCAACTGGCACTGGTCACTAAAAGCTCTCAGCAAGACCAAAGCCAGCATTTTCTGGAGCTATCTGGAGTACGAAGGCCATAAGCCGTGCTTTACGATTGAACTTGTCGAGGACGACGATGGCTGCTTGATTTATGCGAAGGATGAGCACGGAGACACGCTCAACTTTGAGATAGTTGAGTGTGTAGGTCTTCCTCGCCTGAACACCCCGATTGATGAAGCCATCAAAATGATGGCCTATTCGATTATCAACACCGCCCGTGAGTGCTACTGAGCGCACAGTCCGCCGATATGCTTCCTCCATCGGGTTTGCGGTGACCGGTAGGCTGGCCCGGAAGCCCGAATGGGATGGAAGGTTCCAGAACCCGGAGATCGGACTGGACGGTGAGTACCGGGTTCTGGTCGATGAGGGAGGGAACGCCTACTACGTCAACGGCTGGCAATGTGTCATCATCGACCCGGAGGGCATAGTCTTTTGACCGCAGGTAAAGCCCCGGACGTACTCCGTAAAATTTTTCGATAAATCTTCAAATTTCGTTTGACACCAGAGGTGGGTAAGTTAGAATGAAGATACAGAAAAACATACCAAAACGGTAAGATTATGAAGGAACAGACGATGATGAAACTCGAAGCTATGAAGTCTTACATCCGTGAGAACAACCTCACCCACTTGGTCAAGGAACTTGTTACTGGAGCCGACATGGATGTCGCATCCGCTGTTGAGTACGTTTATGATATGAAGACGCTCAGCAAGGCTCAGTTCGCAAGCAAGTACTTCGGCTGATTCGAGAATGGAGGAGTGGAACATGAAGAAAGGTTACAGACTCAGCAGCTACACCAGAGAGATGCTCAAGCGGTACGGTTCGTGGGAGGCTGGCCGCTACCATTATGAGGTAAACGCCTACCCGAAGATTTTCGGTGATCCGAAAAATCCTTCGGTTGCCGACGAAGTTCGCTACGCCCTGCTCAGAAACGGCGAAGTTATTGACTGGGACTTCAAATTTTAACCCGCCTGAAGATGGCCGCCGGCACCGGCCGAAACGCCCTGCTGGGCGTCGCGGGAGCCACCCGCAGATACATGATATTTTGGAGGTTTTAGCTATGGAAAACAAGAACATGACCGCTGTTCGTGAGTGGGAGAACGACCCGAACTGCTTCCTGCGGATGCTGAACAGCCCTGCACAGCAGCGGAGCCGCATTGCCCGCCGCCAGAAGGATGCCGACCGGGAGCGTTTCAACAACGTGCTGAACGCCGTTGCCATCGGCGCAGCAGCCTTTGCCGTCACCCTGCTCGTTATCTGCTTTGTTCTCTGATGGAGGTATCAGCTATGGATAACCAGAAACTGACCTATCCCGAACTGCGGGACCTGTTCGTTGAACACAACAAGACCCAGCTTGCAAAGCCGGTGAGCGCCTGCATCGTATTTGCTGAGAGCAACTGGCCTGGCTGGTATTACCCGCTGTGCAGCCGCACCTATGAGGTCAGCAGCGACAACAAGGCTTTCCGGCCGAGCTGCTGCTCCACCAGCCTGTTCGGTTCCTGCTTGGATGGCACCGACCAGATGGTTCGCCTCGACTGGTACATGAAGGACTTCGGCAACAAGGGCGGCTGGGTCGTTGACCATTGCTACCTGAAGGAGAACGGCGATGAATCCGATGTATGATTGCTCCGGCTGGCTTGACCGGTTCGGCGGTATGACGGAGCCGCCTGATGATTACTATTTCTCGTACAGAGAGTCTGATGATTCCTGCAACGAACAAGTGGAGGAGGACTGTGACAATGAATAACTCGCGGCGCAAGCGTATCAGCAAGATTGCAGATGCCCTGAATGAGCTGAAGGGCCAGATTGATGAGCTTTACGAGGAGGAGCAGGAAGCCTTCAAGAACATCCCTGAGAGCTTGCAGGGGACTGAGCGGTATGAGGTTGCAGAAAATGCGGTCGATATGCTCGAATCTGCATCCTCCGGCCTCGAAGATGTCATCTCGTTCCTCGGAGACGCGGAGGGCTGATTTATGGGACGTGGCAATGTTTGTGTGACCGGCTCGTATGAGGGCCTGCTCTACATCGACAACGATGACCTGCGGGTGTACCGCAAGGATGGCCCGGGAACAGACGATTACGAAGACCGTCTCCAGCGTAATCTCGACTATGCCGACATCACGGGACCGGACTGGTATCTCGATGAAGTCGGGAGCAGCTATGAGGAAGCCGACGTTCTGGAGTGCTTCTGCAATGAAATGCGGAAGCTCTGTCCCAGCTTCCAGCCTGCGGCCAGCTCAAACGTCTGGCTCGGCAATGAGCGCCGGGTCATCCTCGAAAACGAGCTGTTTTACATCTGCGTGGAGGATAACGAGTGGTCACTGGCCGTCGAGCTTGTCCAGAAAGACGGCTACTCCGACTGTCAGAGCGCATGGCTGGCCGGCCTTCAGAAACGGCGCTATCGGGAATACCTCGATAGCATGAAAAAGGCCCTGCTGGCCCGCCTGCCCAGCATTGGCGTTCGCACCGGGCCGTGGGCTCACGGAACTATCACCAGAGAGGAAGCTGGCGTATGCTGAGTGACATGATTGATGATCTCGTCCGGGCCGACTGCCCGCAGGAAAAGGAAGCAGCTTACCGGCAGCTCGAAAAGCTCGGCGTTGACCGCATTACCGCTGATGTCATCGCCGATGAGCGCCGAAAGGAGGCGCACCTGTGAGCCGCTATATTCCCCCTGAAGAGATGAGCGAGGCCCAGATCAGGGAGCAGTTGGACGCTGAGTATAAGCACTGGGATGACCTGAAGAAGAACGGCTGTTCTGACCCTGCATGGCCGGATGGCGTGAATCTGAACCTTGTTCGGAACCACATCATCTACTGGTATCGGCTCCTGCGGGAACGCACCAGCCAGACCGTGCAGCTCTCGATGTTCGACGCT